GGCGACCTAGAGGACACCTTTGGGCTGGGTGACAACTTCGGAGGCGACTTATTGCTCTTCCGGCGCGGGGAAAGGTTGGGTTTATACTTGGGGCGCGGAGAACTATTGGGCGACGCCATGCTCGAACTGGACTTGGTCGACGCCATGCTCGAACTGGACTTGGGAGACGCCATTCTCGAACTGGACTTGGGCGACGCCATGCTCGAACTGGACTTGGGAGACGCCGTTCTCGAACTAGAGGGCCTCGTGGAGGCAGTCGACGTGGAATCCGACCACACAAACGTGGGCATCGCGTTCGAGATACCTCCCGGCTGCTGCTGCTGAGCCGCCAGCTGGCTCTCGAGTTCGCTGTTGGCCTTCTTCATTTCGGCAAGCTTGGCTTGAAACATGCGCTCGGCCTTGGCTATGTCCCGTTTGAACTTCTGTTCGCTTGCCTCAAACTTCGTCTTCTCCGCTTTGAGGACTCTCTGGACGTCCCCTTCTTTCTTCCTCACCTGGACGTGATACGAGTGCAGGCGTCTCGCATTTGCCAGACGGTCTTTGATCTTCTTCAGCAGCTCGGCGTGTTCTCCCTGGATCTTGTCTATACTTGCACCTTTGCTCACGATGCTTCGCCCGTAGGCCTCTGCTCGGGAATTTTTCGCGAGCTTGGAGAGCAGCGCCTGCAGCTCAGCCGCCGCCGCGTCCAATGGGGGCTTAGTGTCAGGCCCCATTCTATATTTCCAGTGACTAACATTAATTTTTGGTCAAAATTACATTATATCGAACTTCTGGTCTCTGTAGTACTTCTTGCGGGAGTAGGCCTGCGTCCTGAAGGGGCCGTAGGTGTCGATGAAGTCCACGATCTTCGGCTGGATGTCGCCCGGGCTCCGAAGTCCTAGAACGCGCCCGACGGTCTGCCGCACGTCCCGTTTGCTCGTCGCGAGGACCACCGTGTTGAGACGCGGGTTGTCGTAGCCAGTGGAGCACATGGCGTAGGTGCCGATAATCACCGTTTTCGTGTTCGCCAGTGCTAGCTCCTCTGCCTTCATCTGGCCCAGGTACGTACCGGCATTCAAGTCCAAACTGTTGCAGGCGTCTGCGAGGAAGGTGGCGTGTCCGCGGCGCTCCGTCAGCACAAGCATAGTGCGACCCTCGGTGTGCAACGCCTTCAGCTTTCCGACAATGATGTCGTTCCTCACCGAGTCCAGGCAGATGTCGTTCACCATCGCGGGGATGTTGGCTTTCTCGCTTCTGTTCTTGTGCTCCCTCATTTCGCCGTCGTAGCTCACCTTGACGAGCTCCACCAGGGGGATTTTGAGCTGCAGCTCGACCTTTGCTATGATGGGACCGATGCAGGTGGTGATGACATTGTCCAACCCGTCTTTGCGCTTGGGGGTGGCCGAGAGGCCTATCATGTACTTGGTGGTGACTTTGCCGATGGACTGGCTGAATACGGCGCTCGGTACGCGGTGCACCTCGTCGAATATCACGAGGCCGAATTGGTCGAACACGGCCGGGTCGTAGTGTTTCTGCGAGATGCTCTGGAGCATCCCCATCACGACGGGGGCGTCCGTGTCGATCACCGAACCCCGTATGACACCCACCCGGCACCCGGCAAACTTCTCGAAGCTCTTCTTGGTTTGCTCGAGCAAATTAGTCTGGTGGGTCATCCACAGCACCTTCTTGCCAAGCAGGCTCGCGATGTGGATGGCCATGACGGTCTTGCCAAAGCCGGTTGGAAGGCTGAGCTGTCCGCCGCCGTCTTTGCGAATGATGGGCATGACGGCGTCGATGATTTCCTGCTGCTGCGGCTTGAGGGCCCCCAAGAACTCGATGTCGGCGTCGAGACCGACGCGCCCGTGGTCTACTTGGGGGTCGCCAAAGTGCGTCATTCCGTATAATTTGGGCATCCAGAAACGGTTCATCCCCATTTTGTAGAGCACGACCGGCTTGGGAGGCGCGGAATCGTACTCCTGTATGGGGATGAAGGTCAATTTGGAGATGTGATCCCGCTGTTTCTTGCCACCCATCTGGTCGTATATGATGCCATAGCCTCTCCAGTCTACAATAGTGTCCATGTTATGTTATGTAGGGTTTTGTGCAAATAATTCGATATAACTGTATACCAGATTATGAGACAATATCTTAAGCGCAAGTTTAAATGTATTTCTTGGAATACTTCTCAACGATGCTTTTCATTTGACCGAGGCCTTTCTCCCTGATAACCCAGAAGCACACCGCCATGAATAGGTAGAGCTTGCTGAAGAGGACCGCGGGGATCATGTACCGGTTGAAAGAGCGCCCGTTTCTGTAGTATGAGACCACCAGCGCAAAAACGACGAGGCCCAACCACCTGGTCACTGAAACGGGTCTCTCGACCACCGCGGTCTTGACCACAATCGGTGCGGCCTGGACGGTGACCTCATCGGGCAAAGGGGTGCTTGGCTCATCTTCAGTGTCGGACATGTCTTTAGTCTTTACTGCAAAGCAATATTATTATTCGCTTCGTTTGATCCTGATCCTGTACATGGCGTCGTCTCTGATTTCAACGACTTCCACCGGGCTCTCACCAAACGCCCTAGACAGTCCAACGTCGGTGCAAATAACCCTGTTCCCGAACAGCCCCGTGACCCTTGGGCACACAGTGTGCCCCAGGAACATAGTGTTGACCGAATTTCCGAGCAAACTAAAGGTCTCCTTCAGAGCGGACTTCCTTCTCGGACCTTCCACGGAGAAGTAGCGGCTGAACAGTGGGTTGTACCCGCGCTCCGTCCAGCCCGCCTCCGACCTACCGGCGAGGAATTCAACCAAGTCGCCATTGAGCTGTGTTATCTTCTCCAACCCTCGACCCTCTGTGCGCGCAAGCAACCTTGGCTCCAACGAACCATGCACGAAGACGAAGCGGTTTATCACGAGAATCATGGGCCATACTTTACTCAACTTGGTTATGAGATCCCCGCCCGGAGTCAGTTCCGTACGGCGGTCTACACCGTCTTCGGCATAGCTGCTGATGTCGCTCTGTTTGGCATACCGCGAGTTCATGGACATGTGGGCACAGACATCGTGGTTCCCCATTATGCTTAGAACCCTCCCCCCCACGGCCTGTGCCATAGAGTCGAGGCGCAAGATATCGTCAACCAGCCGACGCTCCATCGCTTTGGCAGAGTACTCACCCGGCGGTGCAATCTCGGGTCGGAGCCCGTCGAAAATGTCACCCATGCACACCACCCACGTGTCCTCGCCGCACCAGTCGCCCGAGTCGTCAATGAGCCCTCTCTTGGTCAGTATAAACCTGAAGACATCCCAATCCGTGTGCAAGTCCCCGATAACGAGAATGCGCTTGGGCGCAGCGTCGACTATCATTTCTTGTCTCTAGCTCTGTTGCTCAGATAAAAGCTAAACTCCTTAATAAGGTTCAAGACAAAATCTGGGCCGTTTACCTTGGCGCTCTTGATTTCGGTGTACATAGACAGCTTGGGTTTGGACAGCTTGCCACTCGCCGAGCTTATGAACCGTTTCTCGAAAGTTATCTCGCCGAAGTGGGTGTCGAAGGTGTAGCGGAATATCTGCTGAGTGTGATCGGCGAGCACCGATATATCCTTGGGCGACGGACCTTTGGCTTTTGATTGGGAGCACGTCACCTGCGAGATTTCCACGTCTTTGATCTTGAGAGGCTTCCCCACCTTTTTGCGCGCCCAGCCCTGGCGGCGTTTGATCCAGGTGTTTCCAGAGAGCCCAACGGAAGCGTAATCGACGCCGCCGGCGTGGAACAGAATAACCTCTTGTGCAGGGTACAGCGTCCCCAAGCATTTGCAGGTGTCGTGCCACTTGTCGGTGGGATACTCGATCCGCAGGAAGGAGTCCTCTTTGAGGAGCATCTTGCCCAATGTCTTCCTCGTCGCCGGTCTGGAGGGGGACATCTTCATCACCAGCCGCTTGAGCTCGGCCTCTCCCAAGTAGTTGAGGACCCGGTCGATGTTTCCCCGATCGAGGGGGTTCTTGACAAAGTCGCGCAGAAAGTCCAGATCGAAATTGGCCGTGGTCACGTTTTCCACTGTCTTCTTACCGTTGGCCATGTTCTTTGTCTTGTCTTTTCTGATTCTCGTGAACTGGTAGCGTTTGGTTTTATTCCAGTACTTGAGCTCGATGACCGTGCCATCTGGGGCATCGGTTGCATTCGGCAAGTTGTCGACCCGGTCCAGTGATATATTGAGGTTGTAGCCGCTCTTGGTGTGGAACTCGACTTTTTTCCCATCCCGTTTGAGGGCCAAATCGATCGTGGACAGATTTCTGGGCTTCCACTTGAACGCCACGTTGGTGCAGCTTACCCAGGGCCCTCTGACGTAAGGCAGGTTTACCGGGGAGAAAATGACACCGTCGTAGGGGATTGGGTAGCCGCGAGGGGTGCTTTTGCCGAACTGTTTGGTCAGCCACGTGAAAGTGTCCTTGCCTGTTGGTGCCTCGATGAGATTCTCGAGGGAGAAGTACCGGGAAAGTGTCATCTCAAAATGTTTGGGCATTTCGTAGTCACTCCTTCTCAGCTCTGCCAGTTCCGCTTTCTTCTCCTTGATCGCCTGCTCGACCTTGCAGTACTCCGATACCTCGTAGACCTCGTACGTTTTGCCGTCGGGTCTGGTTTTGGTTTTGGTTATCAGATTCGCCTCGTCGTAGCAAGGGTCCTTCGGATACTTCTCGCTCGTAGGGCGGTCAGCTGCCATAGCTTTGAAACGCTTCTCGAGCGCCGCGAGGTTCTCTTCGTAGGTCTTTAGAATCTTTCTCCTTTCTTTGAGTCTTAGTTGCTGTGTCCGAGCCGTTTTGTTTGCCTCGTCGAGGTTGCGCTTGACGGACCATCCCAGCTTAAGCTCCATCTCCAGCTTCTTCTTTCGTCTCTCGACAAGACCATCCAAGGTGTTCGATTGACCCTCCTGTTTCTTGCCCGCGATGATTTGGTACTCCTGGACGGCAATCTCGAGGTCCTTCAAGTCTTCAGAGAGCTGAAAGGATTTAGCGTTCCATCCACCCTCTGCCCCGACAGCTTTCTTGAAGCTCTGGAAATCTGGGTAGTACTTCGATGTCCATTGGGATCCCTCAAGGTCCTTCAAGGACGAACGGACCTTGGGTTCCAGGGTCTTGAGTTTCTTTGTGTTCTCCGCATGCTTGTCCTTCATCTTGGCCTCCATCTTCTGCAGTTCCACGAGGTTTTTCTCGCGCGCTCCCATCTTTCGCTCCCATCGTGCCTTGGTCAGCGCGTAATGGGAATCCCGTTCCCCGTTCTGGGGCGCGAGAAACTCCTCGACACTCTCCCAGCGCACCTTGCTGACACTTTTTAGGGTGGTGGTCGAGGTCAGGAGCGCGTCGAAGACGTTGAACACTGTGTGAGCGTTTTCTTTTGGGGTCAAATGGAAATGCGGCCTCTTTTTGCTGTCGTACTCTATGACCTCCCCATCTAGAATGAAAGGGTGGCGCGACCGGATAAGGACGATCCCTTTGTGTTTCTGCTCGGACATTTTGAATATGCCGAACCGGCGGTTCACAAAGTACGGCCTCCGGAACTTGAACTCGGCTGTATACATACTTGATGCCGACCGCCCTTGACTGTTGACCAGTGGGCCGCCGAACATGAGGTACCTCACACCATCCGACTTGAGGTTCATCGAGTACTTGTAGTCGCCGTCTTGAGTCTTTTTCAGGACATCCATCATTTGCGTCTCGTTGATGTGAATGGGTTGACCTCCTGGGTACTCGCCGGGTGGCAGCCCGATCACCCCGAGGGTTATGTTTATTTCCGCCAGCACCGAAGCATATTCTGGCGACGTTTTGCGAAGCTCTTCCATTCTTTGTACTTAGAATAGTTTTTTTTTCAAGCCATTGTGCTGACGATTTTTAAAGTATTGGTTGTAGAATAAAATGCATCTGAAGTTCATTCTGCTAGCGGCGGTTGCGGCATACTTGTTTTGCGAGTGTCTGCATAAAAATCTTGAGGGCTATAAAGGAATGGTGACCAAACACGACCGCGTGAACTACCAGGCGGTGCCTCCAGACATGCTGGATTCGGGCACTGTCAAAGTTAAAGGGTACCGGGTCCAAGCAATGGGAACCGTCGAGAGCACCGTCCGCGTGGCCGAGGCGCTGGCATCAATAAAGATGAAAACGGACTCCATCGTCCGCCCGAAGAATTTCCACGCCCTGATGGAACACCCGAGCACCAAGACCATGTTGACCCCGCGGCTGGAGGCGGGAATGGGGCTGCTTCACCGCATGCACTTCAGCAAAAGCGGGTACGTCGAAATACCTCCGACGACTGGGTTCTACGGTGTCAACTACCCCTTCGGGGTGCACAACGAAGCCAACACAATGCCCCTTGGTGCTGACAAACGCCTCCGCGCAACGAAGAGGGTTGTGTACCTCACCCTGCGTCACTCACCCAACAGGTTCCGTTCGCGGGATTTCGTCAAAGACCTGGTCATCCACGAACTCGCGCACACAGTGGCAAACCACGTGCAGTACAGACCGGACGACCACGGTCCGGATTTCGAAGCCGCCGAGATGCTTCTCAAGCACTTGTGGGCTCTCTCCGATAAATTGAACCTGAAATAAAAATAAGGTAAGAGTAAAACATGCCAGCGGGACATTCGAACGTACTAACCTCCACCATCCAGAATATGGCCTTCCTCGGAGCCGGCTCAATTATCACAAATGGGGTGTATACCACGGACTCTGAATCACTCATCAAGGCCCCCGCGGCTCTGGAAGCTCTCGACGGTCTCGTCCGGGGCCTTGAGATGGCGCCGCTGGTAAGCGTGGTGTCCGATCTAGCCGCCGCGGTGTTGGATATTGACTCCAATATGACCAGCCTCGTCAGCGCAATTACTGGCGGTGGGCTCGACATCCCGGACGCGGTGCAACAGAAGCTCAACACGATAGAAACCAACCTGAACACGCTGGCGACAAATGTAAACGAAATCAGCCAGAAGCTGGTGTTCATCAACCAAGGCATAACCGACCCCGAGCACATATCGACGTTCGGGGAAATCAACGGTATGGTAGCGGTGTTCACTACGAACATGGCTATGCTCCAGAATGCATTGCAAGAGCTAGACGGGACCCAATTCGATCTCAGTGGCAGCTCAGACGATCTCAGCGAAGTGACCACCATCCTCCAAATGACCACGACCATAGATGGGCTGATGGAAAGTGTCAACACCCTCGTTCTGCGGATAACCGAGATACAGCTGAACATGGACACCATCAAGGACCTGGTGGTGAGGCAGACCCTCTCGTCATCGGTAGGGCTCTTTTTGGGGCGCATCGACGAGCTTCTCGAGAGCTTGTCGTACGTCACGCGATTCAGCGATCTACACGACAGGCTGAAGGAGCTTCTCAACAACGTAGCCGACCTGAGCGGTGTGAGTATAGACGACCTGAGTGCGTATGTTGACACTTCCGGCTTCGAGTTCAACTTACTGAAGGACGTCTTCGACGGAGTGGTGTGCTTTGGTGACGACTCGATGGACAATGGAGGTCCGAGCTCCTTTTTCTACACCAGCTCTGCGGTCAACGGAGTGGATGATCCGAGCGGCTATTTCCCAAGGGAATCTGACGGGTTCTACAAGGGCAGCTTCAGCAACGGAAGCACCTGGGGGACTTTGCTGGCGGAGAGCCTTGAAACGGGGAGTTACAGCTACGGTATGGTGGGCTCGACCATTTCGGACGGCAACGCCATCGCCAAGAGGGACCTTGCGCACTTCGGGTTTCTCCAGTCAAAGGACATTGCAAACCAGTTGGCCAGTTTCCTGCCGCAGGACATTGTGAACCCGAGAAAACTCTACGTTGTGTCCGCGGGGAGGCGCGATCTTATTGAGCTCCTGCTTACCGGGGCCGGACTCGAGCAAACCCAATGGGCCACGACCGTAGTGGATTTCTTGATGTCGGCGGCGCATGACTTGGTGGACGCGGGTGCGAAGGTCGTTCTCTTGGCCACCGCGATTCCCATGGTTGGCGACCTGTTCAAGTCCAATTTGGTGAAGCCCGGCGACGAACAATCTTTGCGCGACCTCCAAGGGGACGTGTCCGAACAACTTTCCTCGCGGGTGAACTCGTACAACTCTGACCACTCTGACAGCCTCCTCGTTGATTGGAATGTCGGGTCCGAATGGATAGACAGCCTGTTCGCGGACGGTGTGTTTGTAGAAGGGCACAACAACCTGTCACAGCTATACGCCGAAGACAGGTTCGATAGCTCCGCTTTCACATATGTTAACCTCACAGACGAGGCGGTGACTTCGACGGTGCACCTCTCCGTGGCCAAACGGGCTTTCAATTCCCTGGTGCAGCTCCGGCCCTACATAAAACAGCTCTTGGTGTGAAAGAGATATACGGAATTGAATTAATATCTAGTCACAAGGTAACAACATGGCTGAATACGACACTCAGCTTTTGGCCGAAAATGGAATCGAGAGAACGTACATGCTCACCGTAAACGGACGCACAAGCGGCAAGGAAGTGGAGATTCTCCCGCCTCTGAAAAACGTCACCTCCGTGGAGGTCGTACAGGCGCGAGTGCCGCTCTCCGAGTACACCATCGAGTCTGACAGAAACGCTTTGGTGCTCGAGTACGCCGATCCGGAGGACGCAACGACCGTAACCGCGGTAGTGCTACCCGAGCAAAACTACAGCCCAGACAGCCTATGTGAAATGGTCAACGAGTTGATCACATCGTCGGGGATCACAATGCACCACATACCGACGGTCGGAAAGTTCTACATGTCGTCGGA